GTGAAGCCGTTCAACAAGGGACAGAAGAACGACTACAACGACGCCGAGGCGATCGCCGAAGCGGCTCTGCAACCCAACCTCCGGACGGTGACCGAGAAGAGTCAGGACCAGCTCGATCTTCAGGCCCTGCATCGCGTCCGGGCCCGGCTTGTCTCCCGGCGCACCGCGACCATCAACCAGATCCGCACCTTCCTGATCGAACAGGGCATCACCGTCAGGTCGGGACTGCGGGCGCTGAGAAACTCCTTCGAGACGAACCTCGAACAACGTCGCGTGGAAATCTCTCCTCGCATGCGAAGCATTCTAATCGGGCTCTACGGCGACTGGCTGTGGCTCGACGACCGGATCCCGGCGGTGTCGAAGGAGATCGAGGAGATCAGTCGCGCGGAGGAAAACTGCGCGAACATCATGTCGATCCCGGGCATCGGGCCGATGATTTCGACGGCCATGGTCGCGGCGGTTGGACAGGGCGTGACCTTCGACCGGGGCCGCGACTTCGCGGCCTGGGTTGGGCTGGTGCCCCGACAGTTCAGCACGGGTGGCCGCACGATCTTGGGACGGATCACCAAGCGCGGAAGCCGATACCTGCGCATGCTCTTCGTGCAGGCCGCCAAGGTGATCATGATGCGCCCCCACCGATGGCAGGCGTTCAGCTTCGGAGCCTGGCTCGAACGCGCCGTATCCCGAATGCCCAGGAACAAGGCCGCGGTTGCCCTGGCCAACAAGCTGGCCCGCACCGCGTGGAGCATCCTGCGTCACGGCACGCGCTTCGACACGATAAGAGATGAGACCATGGAAGCGATCTGACCGCTTCCCGGGCACCACGAAGTTCGCGAAAGAGGACAGCATGGAACGGAGAAACTACGCCCCCAGAGTCTGACGGCCCAAATGGTCATCACTGACTTTGCCGGTAGTGAGACCAAGGTGCGTGCGTAACCCCATCGAGGCCACGGCCCGCGAGCCGACAAACAGGCTGGATACATATGAGCGATTTCCGAAACCGCGCCGAATTCTCGATTGCAAACAGCAGCCGGCACATACATAGGGCCGCTTCGTCACGTTGTTTCACGGCTTCTGAAAGAGCCTGCCACGGATAGCATGAGCTATGGCCGAGCACCTGTCCAACGCGATACGCCTTGCATCCATGGCCTTGTGTCCGTCGCGTTTGATCACCTCTGGCGGAATTGGGGAGCGTCATCGCGCCATCGGCCGCAGAAAGCCTGTTCCGCGCGCCAACATCCTCCCGCATGGTCTCGATCTGCGCCGCCTGACGGCGCTTATCCTCTTCCTGATCAGCCCAGGCGCGGGCCATCGCCACCGGGTCGCCGAAATTCGGAAGGGCGTGGGCTATTCGCGCTCTGCTTCGAGTTCCTGCCAGCGGTCTACGGTCCGTGCCGTGAACTCGGGGGAGAGTTGCGCCACAACCACAAAGCAATCCCGCTTTTCGAGGTAGTAGACCTGAACAGCGTGTTTCCGTCCGTGTCCGGTCTCGATTTGATCTTCCTCAGATTGAGGTAGTTCAATCACGCCACGCTTGGCCAGTGTCTCGATGCTGCGCTTCACATCATCGTGGCGTTTCTCCAGCAACTCCGCGATCTCGCGGCTGCTCATGGTCAGCGGTGCAGGTTCATCTTTCAGGAACAGGATCATCTTGCGACCCTATTTTCGCGAAAGAATCGCACACTCAAAAACCTGAAGCGAAAACCGCAATCGACAAGGTGGGTAAAAAGGTGGTTTTTTGGAACGCGCTCCCCACATAAATGATACTTTTCAATTACTTGCATGAAATTCATGGTGCCCCCACACGGACTCGAACCGCGGACCTACTGATTACAAATCACGACACGACGCAATGAAATCAGTGACTTACATAGAATTTGGCGTCAAATCGCATCGTTTGTTTTCAATGGCTTGCAATGCGTCCGAACCTTGCCCCCGCACAATCCCGCCGGACAGCGGGGGAGAGTGATGCTCAGCCCTCACCTTGCACATGGGTCAGGCCCAAACCCTCCGTGGCGTGAAGCTGGCCGGATCAATCAGCACCGTATCCGATAGCCTGACACCATGCTCCGACGAATTGATCTGTGTGTCGGTTGATCCAGAGAGCATCGCCGTCAGCAGCACGGTCTCCCATAGAGGGCGCTCATATAGATCGTCCAGACGTTCCAGCGCATAGCCGGTCAGCCGGATATTGGCGTGGTGCCTGTCGTCGACCAGCGGTGCCGGGGTTTCCTCATCAGGGGACATGCCATAGATCGGGCCGAGATGTGTGATATTCACCCCCCTGCCCGGTTTAAGCCCGCCCTCACCATCCGGGTAGAGCAAGCCAAACTGCCTCATATCCACGTCGAACAGCGCCCGGTCGGTGGAACGCACATAGGTATCCACCATACTGCCGACCCATGAGGCGTAGACCTCGACCTCGGTCACTCCGTCCAGTCCTATCAGTATCATGTCGTAATCTCCGCGATACCGGCGTTGCCCCAATCCTCATAGGCGATGACGAGGGTTTTGATGTTGAGGACGCCCGCTGTGGCGATCTGCATGTCGTGCCCTTGGAGTGGACTGGGAAATTCAGTGGTCGCTACCTCAGTCTCGGCAGTGCCGTCTATTGCGATATTGAGGGCGGAATCTGTATACCGCGCGGCAATATCAAAAGGCACATCAACGCCGGGAGAATATGACGTGTCTGGACCGTTAATCCCCCAGAATGTTGACCCAACCTGCTGCGCGTTAACGTCTCCCGTCCGCGCACCAGATGTTGACAGAAACAGCGTCAGCGTAGGGTCTGCACCATTCCCAATCTGCATAAATCGCACAGTGTTAAAGCGGTCGATGTCCGCATAGGTCATGTACCCATCCATGTGGATCGAGAGAGCCGTATCGCTGGCAGTCAAACCCGTCACGCTGCTGTCAATCGACAGGCTATCCACCGCCCGCGTGACCTGAGAGCCAGCCGTGGGGATGTAGGAGGTGGGGACGGAGCCGGTCTCTAGCTGTGCGTTGGTGACGGTGCCGGAGACAGTCAGAGTGAGCGTGCCTGCGGAGGGCGTAAAGGTCAGAGAGACGCGGTTATCCTCGCCTGTCCCTGTACCCACCAGAGGACCATCTGTAGCTACCCCAGATAGCGTCACGGTGCCGGTGCCGGTGAAATGCAGCGTGTGAGGCTCTGCCGTAACCGTCACCCCCTGTGTTGACAACGTGTCGCTGTTGAGAACAAGGTTCGTGCTCTGCGGCTCCATGAGCGCGAGCGGGCCTGTCCAGCCGCCCTCGCCGTCCGGGATGTAGTTCTGGGTGCGGGCCTCATCCACAGCCGCTGTCTGGATGGCGCCAGTATCATCAACATAGGTCGCCGTACTCGCCCGAGAGTGCGTGAACAGCCCATCAAAGGTGCGCTGCGTGTCCATGCTGGCGAAGGTGCCGCTCGGGAAGTCTGCAAGCATCACGTTGCTGGGGCTGGCCCCGGTGGGCAAGAACGGCGCGATCAGACCTGAAAGCCCATCGCGTATATGAGCGAACGGGCCGTGCAGGCCCTTTGCACGCTGCAGAAAAGGCCACTCAGGCATAGGACACCATCACATAGCCGCCACGCCGCCCCTTGGCCCAGAGGCGGACTGGCGAGGTCAGGCCCGGGAACATATCGGCCAGGGTGCGGGCATCGGCCTCGCCCGGCAGGTAGCTCCAGCCACCCGCCTCACTGGCCGCCGGCGCCGTGCCGTCAGTTGTGGCCAGCACCCTAACCGGGTCAACCCCCCGGTTCTGGATCGCAACCACGCCCGAGGCGTTCTCGGCGTTGGTCAGCTCAACCCACCCGCTGCCCTCGAAATCTACAACTTCATTCCGTGCCATGCTCTGTCTCCTTTGCTACTGCACGCACCCGAAGGCGTCACAGGCCCTGTCCTGGTAGATCACCCAGCGCCCGAACACCGGATCAGCCCCCAGGGCCTCGATGGTTTCCGGCCGCGCGTCGGGCGGCCGCTTGGACACGTCGCTGAACAACGCATCACTCGGCCCCAAGCACATGCTCAAGGGCGCGACGAAGCTCATCATCAGTAAGGTGGTCGGTTTCACTGTCGATCTCCTGTTGCCTTTCCAGGGTCCGCACGCGGCCGACGATCTCGGCCAGCTGCTCGGCGCGGATGTATTGCCAGGCGGCGACCGCCCCGACCGCCACCAGCGCCGCCAGCAGCAGGCGGATCATGGTAGCCACTCCCGGCCATCGACCTTGAACCCGGGACAGGCCTTGGCGGCATAATCGTTGTGACCCGTCACCCATTTCAGTTCGGTCAGTTCGGCCAGCTCGCCCAGGTACTCCTTGACCGCGATCCGCTGCGCCGAGGTGTAGAAGTCCGCAAAATAGGTGCCCGGCCGCAGGACGTTGGGCACCGTGCGCGCGGGGATCAGGCAGATCCCGATGGTGCCCCTGTTCCGTTCGCGCACATGCGCGCCGATCTCGGTGATCGAGCGCAGGTACTTGGTGTCCCACAGCACCGTCCCGTCCGTGCGGATGATCCGGTGATAGCCCACCTTGCGCCAGCGGTGCGGGTGCCCCTCGACATGCCAGCGCCAGAAGGCATCAAGCACCTCCTGGTCGCTCTTGCCATCGTCCCAGCCGCCCGGCGTGGCCGAGGTGTGCAGGATCGCCTCGTGCACCGGGTATCGGGCTTTGCCCTGGTAGATCATTCCGCTTCCTCCGTATGGACCGGCTGTGTTGGGGTGTCGTCGTGTGGCAGCAGCGCCGCCAGCAAGGCCATCAGGATCAGGACCAGGATGCGGTCCCAGCTGCATTGCAGCGTGCGCCTGGTATGAGACACGTCAGCCATTGCGCCCGCCCCCCATGCGCCCGCGCACAATGTCCGCGATCAGTGCCCGGTCGGACAGCAGCGCCATCACCAGATCCAGGACCAGGTGCGCGCCCACGACCAGGAACACCATGACCAGCGTTTCATGTACGCCCGCGATTGCCGCGACAGGTTCGGACAGGCTCGCCCCCAACAGGGTGGAAGATCCCAGCTTCAGGATGCGGCGCAGGATCGGCGCACGATCCGCGTTGCGCAACGCCATGTAGATCGCCACGCCCAGCCAGGCCGCCCAATAGTCAGACCCTTTGTCGTACCAGGCCATCACGCCCCTCCTTCATTCACGCCGCCCGCAACGCATCGGATGCGTCGAAGCGGAAACCCAGCGTGCCGCCCATGCGGTTTTCGATGTAAAGCGTGCCGTCATTGACGGAGATCGTGACCGCCGCATCGGCGCCCGTGGTGCCCGCCAGCACGGCGGTTGACAGCGTGACCGCACTCCCCTTGCCAATCTCGCCGGTCGCCTCGTTGCCGCTGTCGGCCCGGTAGTGGAACAGGGCCCAGACGTTGGCGTTGTTCTCGGCATAGACCCGGATGAAACCCTCGTCCTGCGGCAGGGCATAGGTGGTCACAGCATCATCCGCGATGAAGGTGGCGGCGACGTCGACGCGGTGGCGACCGATCTCTTTCCACAGGCTGGCCGATCCATCGTATTCCAGACGCAACCTGTCGCCCGCCAGCATCGCCCAGTTGCGCCCGCCGGACAGTTGGATGTTGCCGCCCGAGGGATCGCTTTCGTCCCGGATCGTGAAGCTCGCGCCAGCGATGATTTCGACCTGGCGTCCGTCCCAGGAACAGTTGGAATTCGTGACCCCGAACTGCGCGGCGCGGATCGTGGCCACCGCAGCAACTCCGGTGAAGGTGAACACCTCCAGCCCCGGATGCAGATCGACGGTGCTGCCCGCCTGCGCGATGCTGGCCGAGGAGCTGACCTCGTTGGGGCCGATATTCACGTTCGCGGGCAGGGCGGTCGGCAAAAGGAAGTCGATGCCCGACATGCCGGTCACCTGGTTGTCCTTCACCTTGGCGCTGGTCATCGTGCTTTCGACCTCGATGCCAGTGGTGCCGCCGTTCAGCGTGTTCGACACGATCTTGACGTTCGCGCCCCGGACCAGGTGCACGGCAGGCGCGTTGGCATAAGTCCCAGTATCAAGGTTCGCGTTGAACAGGTCGCAATGCGCGATCTCCACGAAATCCGCGTCATCGCTGTTGATGACCACATGGCTCTTGTTCGCGCCTTTCATGTAGCCGCCCAGCCAGCCGAACCGCTTGCACTGCATGTTGATGACCAGGCTGCTGACCTGCGCGCCGGAGATCCCGCAGCCGGTGAAATCAATATCGCCTGCCGTGCTGCCGCCCGCGCCGTTCGTATCGGTGAAGATCACGCCATAGTCGGTGTTGCCCGGCTTGGGATCGCAATGGTGCCCGACCGCCTTGAAGCTGGTGAATGGCATGGCGTCATGCAGCGGTGCGAAGTGGAAACAGGCGTGCGTGGCCCCGTTGGAATGCCCGCCGACAATCTCGACTCCATCGAAACTGTCGAAGTAATAGCAGTCCACCGCGCCGTTGCCGCTGGCCACGGCATTGACCTGGAAGATCCCCACCGTGTTGCATTCGGTGTACCAGGCACCCCCGCCGCTGGCCTGGTAGGCGCCAGAGGGATGGGTTTCCACGACCTCGCGCGCCGTGACCTTGATGAGCGCAGAGCCGGACAGGACGCCGCCTGTCGGGTTGTGGGTGGCGTCGACAACGATATTCGATCCGGTGGCCGAGGCGTTGCAGAACTCCAGCGTGCAGTTTTCCCCGACGCCCGCGAAATGGAACTGGACGTAATGGTTCCACGCACTGACGTTCTGGATCTGGAAGCGTGCAGCCCGATCAACGTAGATGTGCGCGCCCGCGCGCGGATTGTCGGCGGTCATCCACATGGCCAGCCCGTTGATGCCGCCGCCCTCGATCATGTCATCCGTGGTAGGCGCCACCGCGCCGGTCGGGTCCGCCGGTACCACGCGGAAGGTGCAGGCGGTCGGGTTGTCGTTGTCGATCCGCGTGGCGGCATCCCCCGCCGCTCCGCAGATGAAAACCGCGTTGTCGCGCACCACCACCTCGTCGCTGTGGCGGTATCGTTCGGCCAGGTACTGGACCCGACCGCCGGACACGTAGACGCCCGTGCCCACGAAATCCTCGGCAAAGTACACCGCCGCCTGGCTGGCGGGTCGCATGTCAGTCACGCCTTGGTTGGCGTTCTCCGCCCAGTGGTTCGGCGTCACCATCCAGGGCGCGGCAGGCATCCACCATTGGCCGTCTGCCGTCTGCAGTGCCTGACCCACGGCGCCCCGCGTGTTGCGCACAAAATCCAGCACCCCGCCGGAAGGCGTCTTGACCCGGATGCAGTTGACCGGCGACGCGATATGCGCCGCCGCCGCTTCGGCGCGATCCTCGAACGCCGTCTGTTTGGCCACTGCCGCATCCAGCAGCGCCACCGCGTCATCCCGGGCCTCCTGCGCCTCCGTGCTGGCCTCCAGGACGGCGGTCAGCGACACATCGGACACGCCCGGCGCCCCGTCGCCATCAAAGACCAGTATCCCGTCCGCCCGATCCTCGGCCGACAGGCGCAGCGTCTCCAGCGCGCCCAGGTCGACCGGCAGGCGCAGCGCCCCGGACAGCTCGCGGCGCAGCTCCTGCACGGCCATGATCGTCCGGTCCATCTGCGCCTCGGCGGCGGTGCCCCGCGCGCCCAGCCCGGTCCAGCCCTGCTGGACAGAGGTTTCGCGCTCGATCACCAGCGTCTCGCCGTCATAGGTGGTCGCCGCGCCGCTGGTCAGCGTCACGTTGCCATCGCCGCCCGACACCGGGTCCACGGTGTAATCCGCCGGGTCCAGGCGCGGCGCCCCGGCCGCGCTGGTGATCCGAACGAAAATCGCGCCTTCGGTGTATTCGTGCCCGATGGCATAAGGCCCTGTACCGCTGACCGTATAGGTCGCCAGGGCCGGAAGGACGTCAACGGTCATGGCCTGCCTCCTGCTGCTGCTCGATGCCGCCCCGGCGTTGCGACGCCTCTTTCGCTGGGCCGGGGCGGCGGAACCGGCAGGGCTTGGCCCGCCGATGTTCTGGTGTGCTGTGGGTCATCGGGCACCGCCGATCACGTTGCGCGGGTCTGGCCAGCGTTCCGGGGCCAGCTTGCCGCGCTCCCACCAGGTGCGGGTGCCGTAGCTGCGTTCGCGGTTGGCTTCCTGGCGATCCCAGACGGCCTCGGCCTCGGGGTCCAGGAAGGCTTGCAACTGGTCCGCCACGATCCGGTCGAAGGCGGCGCGCGAATACCAGAGGCTGGAGCCGACTGGCGTGTTGTACCGGGCGAAATTCGCCACATCGCGGCCAAGAAACGTGTCCTCGCGCGCGAAGGCCCGCGCGGCGTTGGAGGCGCCCAGGTTGATGACGTCACCGCCCAGGCCGATCATCGGCCCCGCGATGGTCTCGCCCAGGCCGCCGCCAAAGCGGTTCGTCTCGGCCGCGAAGAAATCCCCGAAGATCCCCAGGCCACCGCCCTGCGCCACGGCGGCCGCCCAGAATGCGCCGCTGTCCATCGGGCGCGGATCGCGGGCCTTGCTCAACTCCTTCAGCTGAACCGACAGTGCCCCCAGCAAGGTCAGGCCGACCACCATCTGGGCCGCGTAGATCGCCCGGTCGGTGCCGGTCGGCAGGGCCACGAAGCGGCGATACTGGCCGATGGTCAGGGACAGGGCAAAGCCCTTGAACATGGTCGAGCTGCGCAGCAACTCGCCTGCGAACGTGCCCGGCCGGGTATCGCCTACCGTTCGCGCCCTGCCCTCCAGGCGCATGGTCGGCACGGCGTATTCCAGCTGTTCCTCGATCATCATCTGCACGCGCAGGGCCAGCCCCTCGGCCTCGGTGCGCGGCAGGCTGGACTGGTGTTCCAGCCAGTAGACGGGTGACAGGAAATCGCCGCCACCCTGTTCGACAAACCGACCCTCGGGCGCGCGCAGCAGGTCCCAGTCCGCCGGGGTTATGCCCCTGTCCTGAAGGATCTTCGCCAGGGGCGCGTCCACCTCGTCCAGCGCGCGGTCGGCGTTCTGCGCCAGGTAGCCCGCGAACTCCAGCCGGAACGCGGTTTTCAGCATGTCGGTCCAGTAGGACAGGCCAGAGGCCCGAATGGTGAAACTGGTCAGCCGGTCGATGGTCTCGCTGGTCATCTGCTGCGCCAGGTAGCGGTTGCCTGCGGCGCCGGTGTCGGCCAGCGTCTCGGCCACATAGCCGGCGCGGCGGGCCATCTTGCGATCGCCTGCGCTGGCGGCCAGCTGCACGGCCCGGCCCAGGACGTTCTGCGGCTTCATGCCCACGATCTGCGCGGCCTTGCTCACCGTCACCAGGTCGGTCGGGGCCGAAAGGATCGCGGCGCCCAGCTTGGCCGAGGTGATCGCGCTGCGGGTGTTCGAGAAGAACCGCGCCAGCGCCTCGTTCTCGGTGTTGTTCACGCTGCCGTCGAAATGGCTGAGCATGGTGCGGGCCAGGGCCGCCTTCTTGCCCACGGCAATCTCGGCCTGCGATTTTCCGGCCACGCGCTTTTGCGCGACCTGCACCGCGTATTCCAGCCCCAGCTTGGGGTTCGGCCCCAGGACGCGCATCTGGGCAATGTCGCGGGCGATGCCGTGCAGCCCGCCGATCAGCGACGAAAAGGGATCGCCCGATCCGAACCGCGCGTTGTAGTCCAGCCAGTTGGACCCATCCCGGAAATGCAGCACGCGCGCATCTGCGCGGGTGTTGTAAAGCGCCTTGCCGCCCACGGCCATGCTCGGCTCGCGCTTGTTCCAGCCCTGCGTCACGATCCCGTTGTAGATCTCGCGCAGAAAGACTGTGGCGGTCTCTGCGTCCGGCAGCTCGCCCTTTTCCGCGACAAAGGGTTTGCCGGTGGCGCGGTCCTCGATGCGGCTCCAGTCCAGCTTGTCGCGGATGAAGGTCGACCAGGTGTCGAACCCCACCTGCTGGATCACATGATGGTCATGGGTGTGCGTCACCCCGTAGTCGTCCAGCTTGCCAATGTCGCCGCCGTGATCGTTGAAGGCCTGGCGCAGGCGTTCCTGCTGACGGCGCACCGCATTGGCCAGCTCTTTCGCCTTGGCGCTGCCGGTGTCCTCCAGGTGCAGCTCGCGCAGCACGTCCTGCAGCAGGGCCTTGTCACGGCTGCGGCCCCAGACGTCGCGGCCCGTTGCCGTCAGCGCGTCCTGGATGCCGAAATTGACCGACTGAATGTAGGCGTCGGACAGCGACCGGATGCTTTCCCCGGCAAAGCCGCTGGTCTCGGAATGCTCGATCAGGTCGCGGATCGCCAGGGCCGGGTCCGGCGCGTCCCCGATCAGCGTTGTCAGGCGGCGCATGGCCTGCAGCTGGTTCAGGACCGTGTGCCGGCGGGACCGTGCCTGGCGCCTGGTGGCCTCTTTCAGATCCGCCAGCGCCGCCGCCTCGGCCGCCGGGCCGGGCATCACGCTTTCGTAGCGCGCCAGCAGCTGGTCGTATTCCCGCGCGGCCTCGTCGGCACGGGTCTTGTCCAGCTCGCCGTCCTCTACCGCCCGGTCCAGGCAATCATGGATATTTGCCATCAGGCCGCCCCTTTCACGCCGCACAGGTCAACAACGGTTTCCAGAACCTCGTCCGCGTCCAGATCGTCCAGGATCTCGGACAGCCGGTAGCTGGGGCCGTTTTCATCGAACCGGATTTCCAGATCCTCGGCCCCTTCGCGCAGATCCTCCGGCAGGCTGTCGCGCAGGCTGGCATCGGCCTGGTCCCGCACCGCCTCGGCCTGCTCCGGCGTGACCGGCGTTTGCGGCAGGGGATCAGCCGCAGGCTCGGCCGGGGGCGCGGCGCTGGCGGCGCGGCCGGTCTCGGTCAACTCGCCAAAGGCCTCGCCGTCGATGGCCTTGAGCGCATCCAGTGGGCCGGGTGCATCGAACAGCGCCGCCTCGGTGCCGCCGATCTTCTGCGCCTCCTTGGCGTAGCGTTTCAGGAAATCCGCGATCTTCTCGGCCGGGGCCGCGCGCCCCTTGGGCACGAACTTGCGCACCAGCGCGACGGTCAGCGGCGGCAGCGCCCCCTCCAGCAGGTCAATGTCGGCCAGCAGCCCGTCCAGCACCTCGGCCACCTTGCCGCCGTCCCGGGCCGCCGTGTCGCGCGCCAGGGCAATGAGGCGCATCGCGTCCAGCACGAAGGGCGTGATGTCCATTTCCGGGCGCAACCGCCCGTCCGCCACGGCCGCGCGCATGGCCGCCCAATCCGGGGCGGCCAGCTCCAGCGCCGTCATCAGCGATTTCATCGGGCCTTCGCCGGTTTCGGTGTATCGCGCCAGAAGGTCGGGCGCATCGTAGGCCCGCGCGAACAGGGCCTGGCGGATGCGCAAGGCGCCCTCGGCATTGAGCTTGCCACCCGCATCCACAAGCCCCGACCGTTCCGCCTGCGGCAGTGCGTCCAGAACGCGCCGGGTAAAGGCGCTGTTTTCCGGGGCGCGCAGACCGAACCGCGGATCGAACAGACCAACGGTCCGGGCGTCGATCTGGCGTGCATCCATCCTCGCGCGTTCGGTCGCGCTCATCCGGGCGATCTGGCTTTGGTTGGCCGCGCGGACAAAGCCCTGCCGGTCGGCGTCGGACAACTCGCTGGTGCGGCGCGCGATCAGCACCGGGCGGTCCACGTCCGCCGGAATGTCAAAGCCCGCCGTCTCGATCTGCTGACGGTAGGCACTGGCACGATCCGGGTGCTGGTCATAGGCACGCTCGAGCGCCATGACCCGGCCGTTGCCGCTTTCGATCACGTCATCGCCGCCGACGATGGGCGCGCCCCGGTCGGCCTCGGGCGACGGCATCAGGCGCGCCGGGTCCAGCCGGGCGGCCAGCTCCGCGATCTGTTCGTCGCTGGCGGCACGGGTCCGGTCGCGGGGCTGCAACTCGCCGCTGGCCCGCTTGAGCTTTGCCAGGTCGACCACCTGGTAGGCCACGTCAACCGTCATTCCATCGCCGGCCGTGACCTGTCCCGTGGCGGTGTAGCCGCGCGACGTGTAGCCGGTGAAGGAGCCGCCGCCGGCACCACCGCCGCCGCCGCTGCCGCTGCGCGCCCCAGGGTAGCGCGGCACGCGACCGGCGGCGAAAAACTCCATCAGGTCCTCGGCATAGCCCATGCGCTTTTCGATCCGGGGAATGCCCGGCCGCCAAAACCGCTCAGAGCCGATGCGCGCGGCCTCGGTCGCCGTCTTGGCGGCCCGGATCGCATCGCCCGCCGCCCGTTCGGACGTGCGCAGCTCGTGATCCAGAAAGTCGATCTGGGTATCCAGATCCCGCCAGTCCTTGCCCTGTTCACGCGCATAGGCCAGCAGCGCGTGACGGCGCGGCCCGTTCCATTGCCCCATGCCGATGGAATTGCCGCCGTCCCCCACATGGGCCGTGTTCAGGCGCGGCGTGCTTTCCTGCATCAGGTTGCCGACGATGCCCGCAGCCTGTTCCGGCGTGTAGCCCCGTTCCAGCAGCCTGCCGAAAACGTAGCCGATCGGGTTTGTCGTCGGGCTGGCATTGCCCTTGGGCGTGAAATCGAAATCCGAGAAGGTCAGGGGCTTGCCGGGCTGGGCATCACGCGGGCGGGCCGGCGCGGTGCCCCGCGTGCCCAGCGGCTCGATGTGCCAGGGTTCATTGCCCAGTGGGAAATGCAGCCCGTATTTACCGGCGTTCCGGTGCAGCCAGTCGCGCACGTCCGCCGGGGCCTGGTCGATCCGCAAGCCGTTCCACTTGAGGTCTGCGGCCTGCCCGTGGTTGTGGTTGGACTTGCCCGGCGGCGCCACCCATTTCCTGGCCGCCTGCGGGCTGCCGTACTTCTTCAACGCCCCGGCCCAGAGCCGCGCCTGCAGCTCGGGCGAACGATAGCCGGAATAGACCTGCAGGCCCTCGCGGATACGCGGCGGCGCGGCGGAAATCATCTCTTCCAGGCCGCTGCGCAGGTTGGGCCGCATCCGGGAAATCGCGTCATCGCGCAGGCCACCATCGGTGCGGTGCCTGTCCCAATCGAACTGGTAGCGATCCGGGTCTGCCGCCGGGCGCCCGGTGCGCAGATCTCCCGCCGCCTGGTCCAGCTCGCGGCGATGCTGCAACGGTGTCACGCCCTCGGGCCTGCGGTCTGCCTCGGCCTCGTCCGCCGCCCGGCGGCTGTTGACGAACCGTTGCGCGGCCATGCCCAGGCCAGACAGCGCACCGGCAAGACCGGCGCCAGCGACGGTTGCCCCAAGGATCTGCCTGCCCGGTTGCGGGGCTGGCTGGTCCAGGTCATCGGCCACCCGGAACTGGTCGGGCAGGCTCAGTCCTTCCTCGGCCCCGGACATGACCCCCTCGAAAGCGGAAAACCGGGCGGCGCTGCCCAGCGTGACACGGCCAGCGGTGCCCACCGCACCCGCGCCCGGGACCACCATCATGGTCAGCCCGCCGGGCGACAAAAGGTCTGCCCCCATCGCGCCCAGGAATTCCGGTACGCCCCAGGCATCGCCGGGGGTGCCGCGCAAGACGTCCTGCACCTCCTGCAGCTCTGCCTGGCGGCGGCGCAGAACCTCGTCCTCGAAATCTTCGATAACCCTGGGCAGATCTCCGAACTTGGCCGGATCTGCCTGCCGGGCGGCGCGCGCCGCATCCAACAGCCAGTCATGCCGCTCGCGCCAGGGCGCCACGGCATAGGCGCTGCGATCCTCGGAAAAATACTCCGGCGGGATCATTTCGGTCAGCTCGTCGACATAATCCCGCTCGATGCTTTCGGCGCGGTCCCACTGGTCTTTCAGGATGCGGTTTTCCGTCCATCCCGCGCGCAGCCGCTCTGCCAGGGTGGGGCCCTTCGGTTCCGGTGCCGGGGGCGGATCTTGCGGCGCTGTTGCCGGGGTGCGCGGCACAAACTTCCGCTTGTCATCAAGGGAACTGCTCCGATGCTTTGCGTATTGGACTGCCGCTTCCTGTGTGTCATGAAACGGGAAAATCTCACCGGTAATTGGATCGACCGGCCCGTTTTTCCTCACGAAGTCAGCTACGTCATCTTCCGAGAAGACTGTGCCTTCTTCGTCCAGAACCGACGGAAAAGTTAACCACTTGTCATTGAACGGAAAGGTTACTGATCGCTCGGAATATTCGCCAAACTCGGCGCTGTAGTGAATTGGGCGCCCTTTCCTTGTGAAATACTGCCCATCCTTTGCGGGTCGCTCCCCTTCAAGCGCCTCAGGCTCTTGCCCAAACAGTTCGCGCCCCTCTTGCGCCAGCGCGGCAATACCCTTGAGGATAAAGCTCATTGCCCCACCTCGCGCAGCAGCTGGAACATGTTGAACTCGTAGGGGGCGCCGGTGGTATGATCGAGCGCGTATTCCCCGTCGAGCCAGAGCCGGTAACGTCCCGGCCCGACCGCCCGCACCTGGGCCTGGCGCAGATCCTCGGGATGGATCATGAACCCGTCGAAAGTGGGTAGCCCGCCCGACAGGGAAATGCGTTGCAGGCGCGCCTTGCCGCGCTCGCGCGCCTCGTCAGGTGTCAGGAAGGTTTCCGCCCTCGGGCGGCCCGAGGCGATCATGTCGGAATAGCCCTGCGGGTCGGCCGGTGTCCGGGCGCCGGAGAGGTTGGTGGACAGCTCGCCAAGGGCATCTTCGACCTGGCGCGCCTTGACCCCGGCGGGCAGCAGCGTCATGGCGCCCCGAATGTCCTGCAGGCCGCCCCGCTTGTCGCGGCCGTCGATGGTGCCGCCCAAAACCTCGTGGACGGCGCGGCGGTACTCGGCCCCGTCAACATCCTGGTCCGGGGCCTGCTGGCGCACCCGCGATGCATAGAGCGCGTCGGCGGCCGCCAGCACCGATGCCTCTATGTCCTCGCTGGCGGGAACCCCGGCAAAGTAGCCGCGCAGGACCAGGTAGGCCTCGTCCTTCCGCTCCGCCTCGGGCGGCATGATGACGGTTTTCTCGGCAATGATGCGCTGCCCCCGCAGGATGTCCTGCGCCACCCGGTCGCTGCCGCCATCCTCCAACAGGCCGGCGACATGGGCGAACACCGGGTCCTCGACCTGGCCAATCACATGGTCCGCCGCCCCGGGGTCGGACCCGATGATCGCCTTGGCCAGCGCCAGGCGTTCGGCCGGGTCAGCATCCACCCCGGCCCGGGCATTCAGCTCGTCGCGTTCGGCATTGCTGAGCATCCGAATGTCGCGCGTGAACCCTTCCTTGACCAGCTGTTCCGCGTTGAGAAAGCGGAACTCCAGCGCCCGGCTGAAGCGCGACGTATCGGCGGGGTCCAGCTCGGGCAGGTCCGTCACCTGCAGGCCGAGGTCCTGCCGGTAGCCGATGGGGTCGGTCTCATAGCCCTTTTCATGCGCGGCCAGCGCATCCTCCAGCAGCTCCAGTTTCTTGAGCTGGTAGGGTTCTTTCAGCTTCTTGGTGCGCTCGCCCGCAATCAGCGCGTCGATCTGCGAGGGCGTCATGGATTTCAGATCAACGCCGTCCTCGCGCAACTGGCGGGCGGCCATCGTTTCGGCAAAAAGCGGATGCGCCTGCGCTTCCGGCGTGGCCAGGAACTTCTCGTCAACCGCTTCGCGCCCGGCCAGCATGATCTCTGTCATGCTCTTGAGCCGGTCGCCCACTTCCTTTTCGCGGGCCTCGGCGGCGCGCTCCAGCTCGCGCGCTTCCTCCTTGGCGCGCGCCTCGATGGCCCGTTCGGCCTGCGTGCGGTAGCGGGCGCGCGTGTCTGCCTCCAGCCCGGTAAAGCCGCCGCCGTCCAGCTCGGCAATGAAAGCGTCCGGGTCATCGCTGATGGCCTGGATGGCGCGGGCATTCGACACGTCCGCGCGCAGCCCAAGACGGCGCTTTTCGGCCTCTGCCGGGTCGATGGCGCCGGCGGCCAGCATCGCGGCGATCTGGCGGTCGCCCATCGCGATCAGCTCGTCGCGCTGGCGGGGGTCCGCTGTCGAAGCTGCCACCGTCGCCTCATGCGCGTAGGAAATCCAGTTGGCCTCACGCTGCGACTGGCGCAGGCCCAGACTGCGGCGGCCCAGGCTGTAGGACACGCTGTCGGTCAGGCTGTCGAAGGCCAGGCCGAACCGTTCGGAATTCTTCGGATCGACGCGCGGGCGGCCGTCCTCGTCCGGCGCCTCGTACCGCGCGCGCAGACCCTTGACGCCGTTTTGCCAGGCGGCGTCTGCGGCGTCGGGATCACCGATCTGTTCGATCTCCAGCCGCAGGTCGTTGACGTCGCGGGCCAGGTCGACCTCGTGGCGCTGCATTTCGCGGTCCAGCCGGTCGTTTTCCAGCGTGGTCCCCACGTCGAGCATGGTCTTGCCCAGATCCTCGATGCCCTCGCCCAGGGCCGAGGACGCCAGGCTCGACAGGTTCGGCGCCCGGGCCACGCGGCCTGCCGAATTCGGCGCCTTGGGAACCGTCAAGCCGCTCATGCCAGCAGCTCCGGCCAGACCTTGGGCGCGCCGGTCAGCAGGTTGCCCGCCGCGCTGAACATGCCCTTGGTCAGGGCCATCTGCCCACGCGCGCGGGTCAGCCGGGCCTCGTTGGTCAGCTCGGTTGCCTCGGCCATCGCGCCCTGCCGGACGGACTGCGCCGCGAACACCATTTCCTCGGCCGCCGTCTGGCCCAGGTAGATCGCGGTCGGGCTGTCCGTCTCGACGCCGCGCACTGCGAATTGCGAGGCCTGCCGGCGGACCTCGCGCGCCATGTCGCGGCGGGTGCGCTGTTCCTCGACCGCCCGCAGGATCTGCTGTTGGTCGCGCTGCTGTTCATAGGCCCGCGCCTGCACCTGGGCCGTGGCGCTGGCCTGCTGCGCTTGCATCATCGGGCCGACAACACTGGCGGCCAGCCCGACACCCTGCAGCGCCGTGGCCAGCGTCAGACCTGAAATCAGCTCGCACATCAGACGCCCTCCCCTTCAACTTCGGAAACCAGCGCCAGAACTGTCAGGGGGCGCCCGCCCTGGGGCCGGATGCGCAGGCGCAGATCCAGCGTGGCCCCGGTGGTCACGTCCAGCCGGGCGGCACCGCTCCAGGCCTCGCCCCCATCCGTGTCAAAGGCCTCGGGCACCATGCCGATCCAGCCACCCTCGCGCGGGGCCTGGCCGAAATCGCGCGCGACCGCCGCGATCTGCCCGCCCGCCGTCCGGTGCAACACGGCACCGACGCCGGAATGCAGGCGCATCGGGCGCCCGCGCTGGTCGCCATCCCGACGCACGGCCTGCAGGGGCAGGGTTTCGACCTCGTGGCTGTCATCGAACAGCCCCACGGTCGCGCGCGTGACTGCGCCCGGCAGGGTCACGGTTCCGTCGCCCGCCACGGTCAGGCCGGGGAAATCGCCGGCATCGGTCCAGGCGGTCACGGTTTCGCCCGCAAGATGCGGCACCGACAGGCTGGACGTCGCGGCGCCCTCGTAGATCGACGCGCAGTAAAGGTGGTTGAATTCCTCCACCCCGGCGCCGCCCAGCAAGGCCGCCTCGTTGTCGGCCAGCTGCTCGACCGTGCGCACCGTTCCGCCGTCCAGCGTGCGCAGCACCGTCAGCGTCACCACGTCGCGCGTGCCGTCCGCCGCCGGGCTTACGGTAATGTCCTCGACAAAGCCCCCGGCCACGGGCACCGGCGCCCAGCCCAGCACCTCTTGCTCCGGTTCGTACAGCAGGACCAGCAGAAGGCCATCGGCCCGCCGCATCCAGGCCAGCTTGCCCGGCGCGCCCTGCCATTCGATCTGCTCGATGGGCGAGGCCGCAAGGTGGCGCGACGGCAAGGACAGATCGCGCGGCACGGCCCCGTCCACCTCGAAGCTGTATTTGACCTCCTGCACCCGGCCGCCGCCGCGCACCGGGTAGATCGGATCGCCAAAGGCCGCGATGGGGCGGGCCTCACTTGCGCCGTCCGGGGCGACAATCTCGGTCGCAAAGGTGGTCGGCCCGATGGCCTCGTTCTGGGAGCTGGAATAGGCGCGGTAGACCTCGCCCAGCGATCCGATGAACAGCCCCCGCCGCCCGGTCGCCAGCCACAGGATGCGGTTTTTCTGACCGTCCGTCGCCAGCGTGTAGCCCAGCGGCGCATCCGCCACGTCGCCCACCAGGAAGTCCTCGAAATCGCCCTGCTGACTGCCCCAGACCGTGCGCGGATCGCTGGGCGTGGCGGCCGCGAACAGGCGCCGCTCGTGCAGCTCGACCGCCGCCGGATAGCCGTACTTGTCCGACCAGGCGCCCTCGGCCCAGAGATAGGTCGCACTGTCGAAACAGGGGCGCGGCACGGGCAATACCTGGTCGGCCTCGACCTCGTTGGCATCGGTAAAGCTGGTGATCCGAACGATCCCGCGCAGACCTGAAATCCACTGGTACTTGGTTTCGGAGTTACCGTCCGTCATGCGCGTACCGCCGACATGGGTTGGCGGGTTCACGCCACTGTCTGACCCGGCGGTGTGTCGATAGATGTTGTCCGCGTACAGAACCAGCTTGCCGTTGCGCTTGCTGTCATTGCCGACCCACACCGGCACGTCCTCGAAATCCACCGGCTCGATCAGCATCAGGCCGCCGACCATCTCGGCGTCGAAGGGATCGCCGCTGCCGATCAGGCGCACCGTGCCCTCGCCCTCGGTCACAACGTCGAATTCCCACCTGACCTCGACAATCAGGCCGCCGCCGGAGGTGTCCGCCATCTCGTAGGTCTTGGTGCCGCTGGTGTGCGTCGGCCCTCGCGTGCCGCAGTGTCCATCCACGAACCCGCCGGTGAAATCCGTTTGCGTGCCGCGATAGATGTAGATGTTCGATCCGTACTGCCGCCGGTCGCCATTGGTCAGGTTTTCCTCAGCCTGCCAGTATTCCACCGCCCCGCCGGTGAGGTATTCCACCTGAACCGTCTTGGTTTCGTCCAGGTTGGCGATGCGGAACGGACCACGATCCAGCGCGACGTCCGCGATGCTCCAGTCATCCAGCGCGGCGCGGCTCAGCTTTTGCATCGGGTTGCGGCCATCGACCAGGTAGATCACGTCGCCGTCCTGTGCCCAGTCCAGGTTCGGCAGATCATCTTCCTCGAAAGGCGTGGCCAGCTCGAACGGAGATCCGCCATCCATCACCAGGTCGCCGTAGCGCCAGACGCGCATCACGCTATCGGTGAATTCCAGCTCCACCGCGTCGTTCTGGGCAAAGCTGAAGGGGATGCGCCGCGCCGGGCTGTTGCCCCTGGTTTCGCCCCGGCGTTCGGTGCCCGGCGCCCGCGTGAACCCGCCCTGCACCAGCGGAATGAACCCCCGGCATTCCGCCAGCCCGGTCTTGAACCGCTGGAAATCGTTGCGCCCGAACAGGCGCGGGTCAATCTCGCCCGAGGAAAAGGCATTCTGGACCAGCCGCGCCCGCGTCATCGCAGCGCCTCGCTGACCCAGCTGGTATCCGGCGCGTCCCCGTCCAGCTGGTGCGCGCTGGCGGAATGCGCGTCGTTCACCCGCGCCACGGACAGGACACGTTCCAGCCCGGCCTCGATACTGTCGCGCTTGGTCCGCGATCCGACGAACACCGGCGCCAAGAGGTGCGCCAGCTGCTGCGCCACCGCCAGCCGCAGATCCGGGCCAAGATCGGCCTCGCGCTCGATCTGCCGGGCATAGCGGATGGTCAGGGTTTCCGCCGTCTCGGACCGGATCACCCGGCCATCGACGCGAAAGGCCCCGGTGCCGTGAACCTTCCACAGTTTCAGGCAATCGGCGGGCAGCTGGTAGCTGTAGGCAAGATCCGGGTCCGCCGCCAGCCCCGCCACCGTGACCGGCGCCAGCGCCGCCACCACCCGCGCGGCGGACCAGTCATGGCTTTGCAGCACCAGGTCGCGCGCCTCGGGGTATTGCTCGGCCAGGGCCAGCGCCTGCGGGCTGCCATCCGCGAAAGAGGCCACCGGACCAATTTCCATGATCCGGCAGGCCTGGCTGACAACGCTCGATGTGGCAATGTCGATGGTCAAGGCGCGCCCCTTTCATGCGCCGGGCGACGGGCGCCCGGCGGCACCCGTCAGGGCATCAGGTAGGCAAGACGGAAGGGCATCGACCCCGCGCCCGTGGCATCGGCCTCGGCGTGCGCCCAGATCTCGATCACGTTGGGCTGCGCGGCCAGGCCCAGCACTTCCCACCAGAACTTGCCGTGGCTGGCATCGCCAATGGCGATGGGCTGGACGATGTTTTCCGTGGCCTTGGTCTGGTCGACCAGCGCATCGGTGTCGGTTTTCGTGCCGATCACGACCTGGGCAAAGCCCCAGTTTTCGACGTCGAAAAACGTGTCCTCGTGCACCACGGCGCGGCCAGGAAGGGTCGCCAGGTGATACATCGACGTGTTGCTGTCGTCGGCGGCGTTTGCGACGGTGCCGGTGGAACAGATGAGGCGCCCGCGCGCCTTTTCCGGGTCCGGCGGGGTAGAGGTAAGATCCATCGTGTCGTGGATCAGGTCGGATTTTCCTTTGACGATGGCCATTGCGGCCTCCCTTGCTCATGTCTGGATCAAGCTGGGGCCGGGATGCCCGGCCCCGCCGGGTCAGGCTTCGTTGCAGCGGATGACGCGCACGCCGCCGTCTTCGATCCGCCCGGCGGCCGGGTAGGCATCGGTGAAGATGTAGGGCAGGTTCTTGCGCTCGGTGTTGTTCCACATCGCGCCCTCGACGTCCTGCCACATGCCGCAGACCACGTTGGCCTTCGTCCAGATCGGGATCAGGCGGTAGCCATCGCTGTCCACCGGCAGGCGGTTGGAAAACATCCAGTTGATGCCCAGCAGCTTGCCCGGCCTCCCCTCGCGGATCTCGTTCACGTCGAACGGGTTGAGGTTGGACGAAGTGGCCAGCGCCAGGTTGATGAGGTCGGTTTTCTGCTTGGGCGTGATCAGGCCCCAAACCTCGTCCTCGGTTTCCAGGCCGAAGTCCTCCAGCTCCATCGCCTCGGTCGCGGCGCGCAGCTTGAAACTGGTCAGGCCGGTGTTGCCGGCGCCGCCCGCGTTGACGGCGATGAAGTTGCCCGTGGGCAGATCGCTGGTGGAACTCGGCGTCTTGCCGGAATGCACCGCGCCCAGGATACCGCCGCCGGCGATTTCATAGCTGCTGCCCACCTTCTTGACGCCAAGAATGCGGTCATAGACACCGCGTTCGACCGTCACCACCTGGTTGCGGACCAGCATCGAGGTCGGATCCATCGCCTGGTCGAATTTTTCTTCCTTGGTGATGGTCTGGCCAATCTCGACCGGGCGCGGCCGGATCAGCCAGCGGCGATCACGCGACGGCGTGATTTCCGGGTTGCGCTGACCGTAGTCCTCGCCCTCCTGGTACTCGGTCTTGCCGATCAGGTCGGCAATGTCCTGCGCCTCGCCCGAGGCCGGAACGATGGTGACGGCGGCGCGCAGCTTGTTCGAGATTTGCATCTCCTGCGCGACCATCCGCACGTTGTTGGAATACTGGAGCCGGTGATGCGGCTCCACAGTTTGATTGTAGGACATTTGTCCCCTCTCTCGAAAAATCAGCGATCTGGTGAGTTTTCGGAGGGGCCGCCCGGCGCTGCCGGACCCGCACCTGGCCACAACGGGGGCCTGGGCCGCCGGGAGTTACCCGGATCAGACGGACGTCGCCAAGGCAACGCCACCCGTCACGCGCAGGGTAAGCGCCAGATTTGGGGGGCTGTCAAGAAAAAACCGCCCGATCTGGTCGGGCGGCGCATATCTTGGGATCGTTCCGAAACGGGGTTTACCGTTTCGCGGCCAGGGCGGTCAGCTGGGTGTACCGCTTGTGCAGGCGGTCGAAATCCGGGCTGGGACGGCCAGCGCGCTTGGCCGCCGCCGCCTTGGCATAATCGCTGTCCGGCGCCATCATGGCCTGCAGCTCGGCCCGCGCATCCGCCGGCGTGTCGCCCAGCGTGTTGCCATGCCCCTTACTCAGCTGCAGCGTGTCCTCGCCCATCATGTCGCCAATGGCCGCGAACAGCTTGATCGTTTGCGCATCGCCCGTCTTGCCCGCCAGCAGATCGCCCAGGGCCTTGAGGCCGTCGCCGTCGATCCCGGCGGCCTCGGCAACCGCACTGGCCGCGATCTGCGCCTGCGCCACCTTGGCATCGTACTGCCCGCCCCAGTCCTTCTGCAGCGTCGTGCGCAGGGCCTCGTTGGCGGCCGCCGCATCGGTTTCCGCCGATCCGAACAGGCTGGCCACATGTTCGGCGTAAAGCGCCGTCATGCCCTGCATCTGCGCTTGGGACAGCCCCAGCTCGTGCCCCTTGGCCCGGGCCGCCTGTTCCAGGCCCTCGTCCCAGGGCGCATCCTTGGGCCAGTCCTCGGGTTTTTGCAGCTCGTACTTGTCGGCCCCCTCGGGGATGCCGAACAGCTCGCCGTTCTGGCGCAGCCACTCGCCCACGTCCTGCCCCTCGGCCGGGCGGTCCATCAGCTGGTCGGCGGACTTGCCCAGCTTTTTCTGCGCGTCCCGTTCCATCTTGGACAGCTTGGCCACCGCGTCCACGGGATCATCCGTGGTCAACCCCCAGGCCTCCAGCTGGGGCCGCGCATCGGCCAGCCGCCTGTCCTCCCACCAGGTCGAGCTGCCGGCGTCACCGGCGCCACCGGGCACGGTATCCGCGCCACCAGCGCCAGCGGGGCCGGCATCGGCCCCGGCGGCGGGCACGGTATCGGCCCCACCGCCGCCACCGGCGCCCTCGCCCTCGCGCAGCAGTTCGCGCCACGCGGGCACCAGTCCGAAAATCCTATTCATAGTCATCTTCCTTCACGATTGCGTTCAACTCGTCGATGCTCACGCCCCCAGCCGCCAGCAGCTGCAGGGCCAGGTCGCGCCGCCCGGCCTCGTAGGCCAGCCGGTGCGGGTCGAGCGGGGCCACGGTCGGCTCCCCCTCGGTCATGGTGACAGGCTGGGGGCGCAACAGCCCGGCCTGCCGGATCAGGTCCCCGCGCAGATCCGGAAATTCGTGAAAGGCCCGCCGCCAGCGCCGCGCAAGATCCCCGGCCGACGCGCGCGCCTGCGCCGATCCCGGCCCGGCAAAGACGCCGAACAGGCCCTGAAGGATGCCCATGCGGTCCAGCATCACCGGACACCCCGCACACCGGCCAGCTGCGACCGCAGGCGCGACACCTCGGCGTCCTGCATCCGCTGGCGGCCCTCCAGCGCCGCGAGCCGCGCGGCCTGCGCCTCTTGCTCGGCCCGGATCTCGGCCAGCTGCTCGTCAACCGTTTGTGGCACCGCCGCCCTCCTTTGCCGGCGTACCGCCGCCAGCCCCCTTGTCCGGCGCGCGCAGGTATTCCAGCGCGTCCAGCATTTCATTTGCGCTGGAAAAGGCCCCCATGTTGACGGTATCGCCAAGCCGATTTGCCTGCTGCGACACCACCCAGCCCCCATTCGGCGTTGGCTGCAAAATGATGGCCCGGCCCGGCTCGAACGGCCCCAATTCGGATTTCTTGGTCATGTCGTTTCTCCTTGTTTCAGAACAAACACGCCCGCCGGTTTCAACTTGAGCCGGGTGACGGACTTGTTGATTTCGCCAAAGCCGCGCCGCACTACCTCGCGCGCCGCCGCCTTTTGATCGCGTCCTTTCAGCTTGGCGCCGCGCCTGTCGGTTCGGGCCGCCGCCATCAAGAGCCGCGCAGTGTGCGACAAGGGGTTATCGCTCATCGCCGCCAGCCCCCATGATCTGGGCCGCTTGCGCCATGTCGCGCATCCCGGCGCCGCCCTCGCGGGCCATCTGCGCGGCCTGCGCCGCCTGGGCGGCCTGTTGCTCTTGCTGGGCCGCCGCCGCCGCCTGTTCCCGCGACACCAGCAGGCGCTGGGGCAGCGAGGGGCTGGCCTCGTGCAGCACCTCCACGTAGTCGTCGGCGGAAAAGCGGTGCCGCACCTCGGGTTTCAGCTGCATCAAGGGCGCCAGGTCGTTTAAGAAGGTCCGCACCGCCTGCGCCTCGGACGCGCGCAGCGCCATTTCCGCCTGCGACTGGTAGCGGGTTTGCAACGGCACCCCGTCCGGCGTGCCCGGCGGCGGCGGGTCGATCTGCCCGTTCTTGAACAGCAGACGATAGCGCCGCTCGAACTTGCGCGCGGCCCATTCCTCCATGATCCGGTCGGCGTGCGGCGCCCAGTTGCGCAGGCGCGCTTCCTCGATCACCCGGTTTTCCTCGTTGCTGACGCCGGTTCGGCCCGTCAGCGACATGATCGAGTAGTAGAACGCCTCCTTGACCGTCTCGACCTTCTGGCGCTTTTCTTCCTCGGTCAGGCCGATGTTGCCGTTGAAATCCTCCGACCGGATCAGCGGCTGACCGGACATGGACACGGCGCCATAGACGACAGATCCGGGCCGGAAGGTGCCATTGAGCGGGATCACGTTGCGATCCGGCGCCATCTTGACCGGATCGGCCGCCCGCTGCGCCGCCCGCAGGGTCGCGTTTTCCATCAGGTCATGGGTCCGGGCGCTGGCCAGGGCGATGTAGCCCGGGCCAATGCCATAGGTCATTTCGCTGTCGACGTCCCAGCGCGGATAGTAAAAGGGCATTTCGTCATAGCCCTTGATCCGCACCACGCACTCGCCCGTCTCGCAGGCATAGACCGACAGGTATTGCTTGCCGCGCGGTCCCAGTGCACGCGGCACGAACTGGTCGTTCAACCGGACGTGGTGATAGAAAACGTGGCGCTCGGTATCGCCCTTTTCCGCCTGGTCCATCAGCTTTTTGGGCAGATCGCCAAAGGCCCGTACCGCCTGCCGCGCGGTCAGCCGGTACTTGCGCACCACCTCGACCACCCGCCCGTGATGATCGACGTCCACCACCACACCCGCCAGCGACAGGGTGACGTCCACGAACTTGCGGTTGCCCGTGTCCACCTCGTCATAGCCCGCCGCGTTGCCAAAGGCGGCAATGTCCGCATAGGCCTGGAAACAGGAGGTGTAGAACGACGAACTGGAGGGGCTGAGCGAGGCGTAGACCTTCGCCGTCTGCCGGTCCAGCCATTCGGCAAAGGGCGGCCAGCGGTTCAGATCCTCGTCCGGTGTCGTGAACCCGGCCCAGCGGGTCGCCGGGTTGGTGATCCCGGAATAGATCCCGGCCGCGAAATTGCCGTGGGCAATCATCGGCTCGGACCCCAGCGCCTTGGTCAGCTGGCGCTGGGTCGCGGTATCCATGCCAAAGCCGCCGCGCTGCGGCCGCATCAGGCGGGCAATGTCGGTCCAGTCATCCTCGAACTGGATGCGCTCCTGGCGCAGCTCGTCCCAGCGGCGGCGGGCTTCCTGCGCCAGGGGACTGTTTTCCATGATCGGCTCCGGTTTCATGCCGGCGCCCCCAGTTGGGCGGTGCCGCCGCCGGCGGGAATGCCCACGGGGCTGGTGATGATCCGGCTGGCCGCCGAGGCGCGCGCGCGCCGCAACCGGGCCTCCATCGCGCCCGCCTCGACCGCCTCGCCGCTGCGCGGCGATGCGATGATCTGCGGCGCCGCCTTGATCTCAGGAACCTTGGGTGTGATGCACATGCTCTGCCTCCTTTTCGACCCATGCGAATTGAACGAACTCGGCGGGATCATCCCCGCCGAACCCTGCCATTCGGACCTCGGGCAGGAACCCGCAGGCCGCCAGGAACCGGGGCGCCCTGGGGTGCCCGGCCCAGCACCGCGCCTCGACCCGCCGGATGCCCCATTCGCGGCAGAATTCCGGCATGTCGTCGCGGATACGCCCCGCCGCCGCCACCAGGCAGCGCCGGAACCTCTTGTGTGACCGCGCCAGCAGCGCGGCCTGCGCGATCCCCCGGTGCCCGGTCGGCGCCAGGCACAGGACCGCGAAAGGCTCACCGCCCCGCGACGTGTCGCGCAGGATCACCGACAGCAGCGCATTGGCCTGCACCAGGCGCCAGTCGGCAAAGACGTCCAGGTGATCCATGCCGCCGCCCCGCGCCAGCTGCGCCTCCCGCCAGTCGGCGGGGTCCAGCTGCGACAGGACGATGAGGCCCGCGCGATTGTCCCAGGGGGTGACGTCGATCATTGGTCAGTCCTCTTGTTTGACGTCTTGCATTTGCCAGCGAGGCTCGCCCTGATTGGTCGGGCGATCCTTCCAGCACTCGAACAGCAGGCCATCGCCCGCATCGCTGACCGTGCAGCGCGGGAACGTTCCGCCCTCCGCAACCGCTTCACTGGCACGCAGATCGAACCAGGCACGGGCTGCGCCCTCATCCCCGACCACATGAGGGTCGAAGGTCTGCGATATGAAAAACGGCTCAGACACCGCCTCAGCCCTCCAGCTTCAGGGCATGACGGCGTGCCGCCCGCGCCCAGTTTTCCAGCGCCAGGTCGCGCGACTGGCGCGCCTCGCCGCGCACCCCGGCAATGTCGATCCGCCAGCTGGGCCAGCGGGGCGACGGGTCCTTGATCGTCATGCCCTCCGCCTCCAGCCGGTCCAGCAGCTCGGCGTGCCGCTTGTCGGTGTAGCTGTCGATCAGCGCCGCCAGCTCGCGCAGATGCTGCGCCTTGTCGTGATTGCTCATGGTCCTTCTCCTTTCAAAATTGCTCAGGTGGTTAGTCTGTCTGCCTTTACGGCTTGGATCAGCTTCTGGACCGCCTGCTTGCAGTCGAAACTGACCCGGCCATTCGCGTAGCTCTTGAGGTCGTGAACATGGCCGGCGGCGGTCAGGGACACCGTGGCCCGCTGCGCTCCGGTGATCCGAAAGATCAGCAGCTTCCCGCTTCTGGCCTGCCGTGCAAAACCGGCCACGCAATGCCGCATGGCATGCCCTTCCATCCCCATGTCCTGATCCGAAATCAGGCGCTCGAAATGGAAACCATCAGCCTCGAACCGGTAGGGAACGGCCCACTTGGCCGGGCTATGGCGAGCCGCCGCCTCCCGGCGTCCCGCCGCATCATGTTCCTTTTGCAGACGGGCCAGCGACCAGCGCGGGTTCACGCGCACCCCCATGTGGCGGCTGTCCTCGTAAATATCGCGCAACCAACGCCAGCCTCCTGCCGTGGCAGGCGCCATCCGACCCGCATACCAGGCCCCATCGGTCCAGTAGCGCCCCCGGCACTCTCGGTTGATCTTGCGGAGGTGGCAGGGCTTGATCTCCACCAGGTCCGCCCAATCCAGCCGGTCCTGCCACCGCCACCAGAGCACCGCCCGCGTGCCATTGGTCGCAAGGGTGGCATGGTGGATTTTTCGCCAGACAGCGCGCCCCAGCTTGGCGCGGATTTTCTCGGGGCGCTGGCCCATGACCGCGATAATCGGCCCAAGCTGTGGCAATCCGTCCATTTCAGCCTGCCGGATCGGCCCCACCATGTAGGACCAGCGGTTGAGCAACGCGTATCGTTCACCCCCTGACACGCCCTTGATCCAGTCCGGTTGTGCAGGCACCGTCCAATCCGGAAACAGGCTGTCAGCGATCTGTGGTTTCATCGTCATGAGGCATCTCCGTAGGGGTTCAGCACGTCCCAGCCGGTTTGCAGCCCGCCGGGATCGGGCTGGCCGGGCTTGCGCCTGACGCCCCCGCCCGCCCGGTCTTGCCGCTGGTCGCCCAGCCGGGACGCATAGGGGCTGAGGCCATCGCCCCGGTGCTGGCCCAGCAGCAGGTACTGCAGCGCATCCATCACGTTGGCCTCGGTGAACCGCTTGTTCGGCACCTTGCGCTTGTCGCCGCTGGGATCGACCTCATCGGCCCAGACGTAGCGGGCGGCAAAGCCTCGCCGCAGCATCCGGCAGCTGGGATCAATCAGGATACCCGGCTCCCCGGCCTCTATCGGGGCCTCCAGAGCGGCACGCACGGCCTCCAGCCGGGGCTGGATGCGGTTGGTGCCCACCACCTGGGGCCGGACGTGAAAGCCCGCGGCGCGGCCCACCAGCAGGTTCCAGGTCGCGTTCTCATCCGTCGCCGTCGATGACCCGTGTTCGCCCGCCATGTCGCCCCAGCCGGCCTCGACCCAGGCGCCGGGAAAGCGATCCTCCAGCAGGTCGCGCAGCCGCTGGCCGAAAACCTGCGCCATCAGCCGTTCCTGCGGGAAATGCAGCTCTGCCAGGATGCGCCAACGGTAGAACCCGCGCAGCTGGGCCACCACGGCGGCGCCCTTGAACCCCTGGTCAAGCCCCACCAGCAGCGGCAGTTGCGGATCGACCTCCAAGGGCCGTTCCGAGACGTGGATGCGGGGGGAAAACTCGCGCTTGAACACGGGTTCACCGGCCCGCAGGTAGGTGATCTTGTTGTAAACCAGCCTGTCGTTCAGATCCCCGCGCCCGATGGCGATGTTCGAGCGGATCTGGCGCGGGTAATACTTGTCGCCCAGGTTCTGCAGGTTTTCACAGCCCGCCTCGCCAAAGCCCGGCTGGCGGTAGAACTCGATCCTGACGCCCCCGGCGGCGTTGCCCTCGTCATCCTCGACGTCCGCCAGGATCTTGGCGCGCTCGGCCTCGTCGTGGAACAGCTTGTAGGTCCAGTTTTCCTCATCGGGCGCGTTGAAGTCGCAGGCCACCTGCCCGTAGCTGGTCAGCTCGCGCGGAAGCCCGGCGAAATGCTGACGCCCGGGCCAGCGGTCCATCCGTCCGATCCCCACGCCAAAGGTTTCCTCGGCCTGGGTGTCCGCCTCGTTCAGCAGCAGGTCGGTGGTCTGCATCCCGCGCATCGAGGCGATCAGGTTGTCGCCATAGGCCATGAACTCGCTGACGAACTCGATTGGCCCGTGCGCATCCTCGAACTGCATCACATGGGTCACGGGATCGCCGCGCCCGCCCGACCAGTCGCCCCAGCTCTTGGGGAAGGTCTCCAGGTAGCTGGGGATCGTGGTTGACCACAGCTGGCGATAGGTTTCCCGCGCGAACACGCATTTGTAGCGCCGCCAGCCGTCGATGGTGCTACGCGGCATCATGATGGCCCGCCGCAGCCGCGATTTCAGCAGCGTCGTGGTCTTGCCCGATCCGACCGGCCCCTGGATGCCGATCACATCCGCGTCCGACCAGTAGAACGCCTCCGAGATCGGGCCGGGGAACGTGACCTCGGCCTGGCCCGACAGGAACTCCTGCAGGTCGGCACCATCGGAATAGGGGTTGCCGCCGGGCGAGGTGTCGCCTAGCGTGGTCAGTGCCTCTTTCGCATCCAGACCTTCCCAATCGACCTTGGCCGATGGACCGGCAGATGCACCCCCGGACCCCCCGTCCGGTGCCGCCCAGGCGCACCCCCGACCCCAGCCCCACATATCCAGCATCGCGCTCAATTTCCGACCCTCCGGCTGGCCGGAATGGTGTACGGGGTCGGCGGGACGGGCAGGCATCCAAGGCCGGACGGCCCCCCCCGGGGGGTCGTCGCCCCCTCGACCAGGGCGCGCGCGATCCGCACCGGCCCGAGGGCGGGCAACTGATTTTCAATCAGTGGGGCCGTGCAGAATTGTGCCGTGTTTTCAATCATTTGCGCCATCCGTCCGATTTTGCCCGTCCGACTGTCCGTCGCGCCCATCGCCAACCCCTTGATTTTCCTGCATTCCGTGCCGCACGTCCGCCGGTGCCATCCGACGCGCCGAGGGCGTCACATCGCGCGCCTGGGCGCCGCGATCCGCAGGCGCCGAAGGCCCACCAGGCACGTTGACGAACACCGCCTGGTTGACGTTCACATCCGGGCTGGCCTTGGGCGTGCCATAGGGCATCAGGTCCGCAGCCGCCTGCCGGGCCATCCCGTAGAAGAACCGGAAGGTGTCGATGAACTCCGAGGGCGAGGGCTTCCAGGCATCAGCCAGCACCACATGCCCGCGATCCGGCGTCCAGATCCGGTTTTCTGCCGTCTCGCCCACATGGGCCAGCAGCCGCTCCGTCTGCGCCAGGGCGAACCCGAAGGCATCGAGGCCCGTGGCCCGCAGGCCCGCCATTTCGGCAATGACCTCTTCCGGCATCCGCAGCCCGCGCGCCGCCATCCACTCGCGCAGCTGCGAGCTGCCCTTGTTCTTCGCGCCAGCAGGCCGACCCACCTTCCCGCCGCCGTCACCCGCGCCCTGCCCGCCGATCTGCGGCAATTCAGGCTCAGGCAACAGGCCGAGCTGTTCGCCTCGCGCCTGGTCCTGGTCGATCCGCTCCGCCGCATCGCGCGCCAGCTGTTCGGTTTCCCGCTCACTTCGCGTCATGGCTCGACTAAAACCCCCATTTTTTATTGCAGATCAAAGGCTTGAGCGATTTTTGACCGGCACCCACAACGGCAGGCACAACGCTTTCAGGCCCTGTTGTGCCCTGCGTTGTGGGCATTTTCCCAATCATTCCAGTGACTTGATACCTATCTACAACACCACAACGGAGAGAGAGAGAGATACGCATACGCGCGCGCGCGCATGCGCACACATACACGAGGGGCCGCGTTTTCCGTTGTGCCGTTGTGGGTTGTGGGTAAGTGGCTGATCGTGCAGGAAAATCTCCCACAACAGAGGGCACAACACCAGAAAACCGCATCTGTGCGCCGTTGTGCCCCGGACCCGACAGCAGGGCCGAAATCCGCGCGAAAATCGTGGCACAAAGCGGGGTGGGGGACAAGCGGCACGCGTGGGACCGGGGGACAGGAGGGCCGGGAGGACGCGGGGCGCGCGCTTGACGGGCGCGGGCGTGGCACGGTTCAGTGGGGCCGTGATGGTAAGGGAGACGGGGATGTTCCGCACGATCTGCGCCCTGGCACTGGTGGCAACGTCCGCCAGCAGCCAGAGCATGACCGATATGACCGAACAGCAATGGATTGAAATGCTGATCGAGGACTACCGAAGAGCTGACGGGTTTTGCCGGGGAAACCCCGGCGACTGGCATCGCACTTGGGAAGCCTGTGGCGCCCGCACCTACCAAAGCCTGCTTCTGCGGTATTTTGACATGTGCCTGGGCCGCTATGACCAACCTGCCAGCGAGGCCCAATGGCATGAATGCACAGAGAATTCCATTGGGCCCAACCCGCCAGCATACTATTTCGGCGACTGACGCCATGCGCTTCGACTGGGACAGGTATGGCATACTCGCAGGCGTGACGGCCGGCCCTGTCCTGTTTTGGACACTGGCCAACGGCACCATATGGTACTGGGAACTCTGGGCCTCTGTGGCTTTGTTCCTAGCGGCTATCGGCCTCCTGATGTTCGCGGAGACGAACAAGGTCCACCTGTCAACGAACGCCCACCGCGCCTGCAACTGGGGGGCTGGGCTGCTGCTGGTGGCCTTTCTCCTGATGGCCGACAGGGTGCCGCCGCTGTGACCAGCCTTGACAGACGCCGCGCCTGCTGTCACCCTGCCTGCGCTGGTCAGACACGGGCCAGCCGGGATTTGCACCCCGCAGAACCGCTGGCGCCGACAAGTCGCGTCACATCCGTGCGCGGCTTTTTCTATGGTCGGGCGTTCGGGGCCACCGCGAGGTGGGCCGCTCCAGCGGGCGGTAGTGCAAACCCTGTTCGTCCGGCCACCAGGCATTTGCACGCCAGTGGTCGGGTTCACTCTACCGCTGGAGGTGCGCAGATGAGCGCCGAGATTATCCCATTCGACTTTGATGAACAGGCCGTGCGCGTCGTGATGCGCGGCGATGACCCGTGGTTCGTGGCGGCGGACGTCTGCCGTGTGCTGGACATCGGCAATTCGCGGGACGCCACCGCGCGCCTCGATGACGATGAGCGTTTGACTGTCGGTAATCCCGACGGTCAAACCGGGCGCGGCGGCGCACGACAACTGACCATCATCTCCGAAAGCGGCCTCTATGCCCTGGTGCTGACCAGCCGCAAGCCCGAGGCGCGGCGGTTCCGCAAGTGGATCACGGCCGAGGTGCTGCCCAGCCTGCGCCGCAGCGGCACCTACCAGGTGCCCACCGCCGACGCCGGGATCGACGCGGACACCGACGCCGGCACCGTCGCCGGGATGCCCATGCAGGAGGCCGCGCTCTGGCTGCAGATGGTGCGCGAGGCCCGGCTGACCCGCGGCACCCGCGCCGCCACCAGCGTCTGGGACCGCTCGCCCCTGCCCGCCCTGGCCCAGCTTGCCCCGGCCCGCGCCGAAGCCCGCGTACAGGACGGGCACGGCTGCCTGGCCCACCTGCTGGCGCTGGAGGGGGAAACCATCGAGGCCGCCCGCGCGCACCAGCTTGAGGTCGCCTGGCTGTCCAGCCTTGGCCTGCGCGTCTACCCCGAGGCGCTGTTTGTCGCCAACGGATCGCTCCCGGCCTTCGACGGCACCGAATGGTCGGGCGGGTTGCACCGCCCTGCCCTGCTGTCCCTGCCCGGCGTGCACCCGGCCCCCACGGTACGCTCGCTGAACGGCGCGGCCCGGCGCGGGCTGCTGTTGCCCTGGCGCCTGGTCGACGGGGATCTGGCATGATGGCCCGTGACACGTTTGACCGCTGCGAGGAAATCGCCACCGCCATGCACGACCAGGACGGCCTGTCGATTGCCCTGATCCGCTATATCGCCGGGCTGGACCTGCCATCGGACCAGGAACATGTGATCTATGCATTGATCCACGCGCAGGGCTTCTGCCGCAACCGGGTGACATACGAGACCCGGCACATCGTGCAGGAAACGAAGCTCTCGGCCTGATCCCTGCCACCGGGGCGCCCGCGCGGCGCCCCGCCTGGTATGCCCCCCACCGCATCAGAAATGCTCCAGGTCATCATCCAGCGCAGCCCCGCGCGCCTCGGGTGATCCGCCGTCCCGATCCATCGGGAAATCGCTCATCCCGGCGATGGACTTGAGCGGTATCCAGTAGCCCCGCGACCGGATACCGGCCAGCGTCAGGGGGTGCGGGGACGGCTCTGCACCGGGCACGCGCCGCGCCGATTGTGACCAGACGCCGCTGTGAAAATCGCTGTCCTTGAACAGGTTTTTCAGGCCCTGTATCTGCTTGTTCGCAATGAACAGTTGCGCCTCATCGCCAAAGCCCGAGACGCGCAGCCCCACCTTGGCCAGCTTGGCGTTGTGCTTGCTCTGCCGTTCCCGCTGACCGTCCACCGCCTCACTAATCAGGTTTTCCGGTGCGCCAGGCTGACAGGCCGCCGCCGCGACCCATTGGCCGACCGTGAAAATCTCGCCGCGCCGGAACGTGTCGAAATCCTGCCCCATGAGGTGCAACAGCATCGCCTCGGCATCGTTGGTGACGTCCTCTTTCGTGGCCGCCTGCTGGAACGCCACCTTGCGGCACAGCGGCGCCATCATGTCCGGGCTGGCAATCGCCTCGGACTGGCACATGTCCGCCATCGCAAGAACGGTTGACCAGTTGTCCGCATCGCGCCCCATGACGCCCTGCAGCTCCAGCGCCTGCCGCCAGGCCGACAGCCGGTCCTGCCAGCTGGGCCAGCGCGCGATCAACCGCGCCTTGAGCCGCGCGCCCCGCGCCCGCCAGGTGCGCGGCTGCAGCCCCAGCTTGGCCTGACCAGGCGGCAGCGGATCGAGGTCCAGCCGGATCAGGCGCTGAATGTCCTGCGTTTTCATGATGCCGGGGATCAGGATCGAGCTGAACAGGAAGGCCGAGTAAACCTTGCCGCCGACCCCGGTCTGGTCCGCCGATCCGCGCAGCCACTGGCCACCAGAGGCCGCCACCCGGGCCAGCGTCACAATGTCCTTTTCCTTGCTGGACCGTTCGTCGCCCGGTTCCAGCTCATCCACCGCCACCGGCAGGCTGGACTGTTTCAGCTGACTGGTGAGGCCCGACTTGGTGACGTCCGTGGACTGGACCAGCCCGCGATCCCCGTGCAGCATCGCCAGGAACCGCTGGAACTCGGACTTGCCGGATCCCGCCGCCGCAGTCATCCAGAACACCGGGCGCCAGTCCAGCGCCCCGCAAAGCATCATCACCCCGATCATGCCCAGGGCCGCGACCGGATGCAGATCCCGGTTCGACCAGGCCCAGGTTGACAGCACCTGTTCAATCTCTGCCACCGGGTCAGGCCCACCCGGTTCAGGGTGCGGGATGGCCCCCGCCGCCGGGTAGATATGCCCGCCGATCCGCCCCGGCCCCTGCACCTCGCCGCCGTACAGCACGCGGTCGCCCATGTGATAGACCAGGCCGCCGTCATCGTCCTGCCAGGCGCCCACGCCGCGCACCGCGTTGTCAGGATCGAACACGCCGCATTCCGCCGCCGCCTGCCACATGGTCAGGCTGGCCGTGGTCTGGTCGAAACGGTTGCGCACGCGCTCCAGCTCGCCCTCGTTTTTCTTCCACTGCGGGAACTGCCAGCAGAGCCTTGGAATGGCAGAGCCGAAAAGAGACTGGATGTTCTGCGCGTTCATGTTGTCGATCGCGCGCAGCTGGCCCAGGGCATCCAGGAAGAAAGCGAACTTGCCGTTCACCCCCAGCGGCTTGACCGGGCAGTTGTCGAAAATCTCGCCCGCCGCCCGGTCGCCGTCGCGCCCGCCGCCGCCGTTCGCAGGCGGCGCCCCGGACAGGGCCGGCCCGCCCACCGTGGGCGCCTCGTCCAGCGCCCGGCCCACGTCCTCGATGGAGACGGGGCGGTTGTCCGTTCCGTCAGACATAAAGGATCACGTTGCCGATCAGGCACAGAACGACCAGGGCCAGGACAGCGCCAGCCGCCCACTTGGTCGCCCGGATGTTATTGGCGCGCTCGGCCTCGGCTTTCAGCAGGGCCGCCTGGGCATCGGCATGGGCTTTTGCCGCTCGGGCATCGGCATCGACTTTCGCCGCGCGCGCCAGCAGCGCCGCCACCTCGCGCCCCTGCGCAGGCAACAGATCAACGCCCAGCGAGACGACAAACCGCGTCCCCGGCCCGTGGCATTCCGCAATGGCGGCCCCGGTCCGAAATTCCCGCTCCAGCTCTGCCACCAATTCAGTGGCCGTCACCCCCCGTGCTGAATGCTCAGTCATCTGCGTCCTCTTTTTCCCGCTCTGCCTCCAGCGCCTGCCTCAGCGCGTCGTTGAGGTCTTTGCCGCCCCATCGGTTCTGGAACAGCCGCACCTCGCGGCCCGCCTTGCGGTGCAGCTCCACCGCGCGGGCCAGCGCCTCTTGCGCCTGTTCGTGTTCGTCCAGGTCCGCCACCAGCGTCACCCGCGCCACGTTGCGCGGCAGCTCGACGCCGCCCATGTTCGACAGGCTGATGGCCGCGATCACGCGCACCGCCGGGCGCAGCACAACCACGCTCAGCGCGTCCTCGATCCCCTCGGCAATGAACACATGGGAACCGGGCGGGCATTGCGGCAGGCTGGCGGGCTTGCCGCCACGCGGGCCGGTGCCGCGCCAGATGTTGATGGCAGCACCCCGATAATCGCCCATGACCTTCTTGGCCTCGGGCAGATCCGCCTTGCCCCAGGCGCCGCCGCGACCGCGCCCCAGGTAGGTCCGATGCACCGCGGCGAAACCGCCCTTGCGATCACAGACGGCGGCCAGCATCGCCGGGAAACGCCCCTCGATCACCTCGCCCGTTTCCTTGTCGGTGTGCTGATACCAGCAGGCGGGATGAAACCGCAGCGCGCCCGGCGCCCGGCCCAGGGCCGACAGGTCGATGCCCCGCGCATCGCGCAGGTAATGATCAACCGGCGTGCCGCGCAGCTCGGGCGATGCCTCCAGCCACAGCGCCTGCGCCCGGCGCGCGCGCTTTTCGGCCTCCAGCGCATCGCGCCGCGCCTGGTCCTCGCGCCGCCGCTTGGCCTCGGCCGCCGACCGTTCGCGCTGGCGCCGCACATCCGGGCTGACCGTCTCCAGCCCCAGGAAGGCGCGCGCCTCTTTCAGGATCTCGCCGGGATCACTCAGGCCCAGCGACAGGCCGATCAGATCCAGCACGTCGCCGCTGGCGCAGCTGGTGCGCTCGCCCCCGCGCGGGGCCATCGCGTAGTCGATCCAGCGCCCCGCCTTGGCCCCGCCCATGTGGATGCAGAAACTGCCCACCGTGCGATCCGCGCGGCCCGGGTTCAGCGTGAAATAGAGGCCGTGATGGGTATAGCTGCCAGAGGCCGGGGGCGCGTAGTGATACACCACGTCCCCCAGCCGATCCAGCAGCATGTCCTTGATCTGGTCGATGGAATAGGTCTGCCGGGTCACTGTTTCGCCAGCTCCACCCGCTTATTGAGGACCGCCGCCAGCGCCGCTTGGTTTTCAAGCGTGACCTCGGGCAACAACGCCCTCCAACGTCCCCGGGCCTGCGCCGGCGACAGGCCGGTTGACCGCGAGGCGGCGTCGATGCTCTTGCCCGCCCCCAGCGCCTGCACCAGTTTCAGGTCGCTGGCCGGGGTGAAGGGCTTGGCATAGCCAATCGCCCGCAACCGCCGTTCCGCCGCCTTTTCCCGCGCCGTGGGCAGGGCATCCAGGTCGAGGGCATAGCGGAACGCCGAGCCGGAACTGGCCGCCGGGGCAGACGCTGGGGGCGGGGCAGGTTCCGGCTCCGGCGCGGGCGCAGGTTCCGGCTCAACGTCCGGCGCCGGATCGCCGTCCGGCGCAGGCGCCTCGGCCCGTTCCTCTTTCAGCTTCTTGAGACGCAGCCCCACCGCCTGCCAGCTGCGGCCCAGGCGCGGGGCGATCACCGCCTTGACGGGATGGCCCTGCGCATCCAGCGCCAGCAACTCCCGATCCTCATCCTCGGTCCAGTCTCCGGTTTTCGGGGCAGCGGACGGCCCCGGCTCGGGGGCCGGGGCGGGCACCGGATCACCGTCCGGGACAGGCCCCGGCTCGGGGGCCGGGGCAGGCACCGGCAGGGCCTTCGGCGGACCCACCAGGCGCAGGTCCAGCGACAGCTTGCCTTTCCAGGGTTTAACCTCCAGCCGCACGCCGTCCTTCTCCAGCGCCTCGGCGTGGTCGGACAGCGCGTTCACCAGATCCACCCAGGCCTCGGCCAAGCGCAGATCCGCCTGGCGCATCGCAATCAGATCCTCCAGCATCCCCATCACGCCACCGCCTTTCCGGCGCGCACCCGGTCCAGGGCGACACCCAGCCGCCACATGGCCCACCGCTGCAGCGCGCGCTGCAGCTGGTGGCGCGCGCTGGCCCATTCCGGCGATCCCGGTCCGCGCCCGTGCAGGCCGATGGTGCGCAGATCCTCGGCCGCGATGGCCACATCCTCGACCAGGGGGTTCAGGGCGCTGGCCTTGCTCGCCTCTTTCGCCAGCACGTCCAGCAGCATCGCCCGCTCGGCGTGGTCCTCGACCAGCTGCAGCACCAGCGCCTGCGCCGCATTGCAAAGAACGTGATCCGCCGCACTCATCGGCGCGTTCATGTCAGCCATTCAAATCCCTCCTGTCCGCGCCGGGCACATCCGGCATGTTCGCCAGCTCCAGGTAGCGAAGCATGTCCGCCGCCAGCTCCACCTGGCGCGGCCGATCCGCCCGCGCCTCGATCACCTGTTCGCAAAATCCGCGTGCCGCCCGCGCCACCGGCAGCTGCAGCATCCCCTCGGCCTGGCGCCGCAGCGCCTCCAGCTCGTGCGGGTCCAGCGTGTCGGCCTTGAGGCTCAGCGCCACCGCGAGGGCACGCAGTTTCAGGGCCACGGCCTCACGCGACATGGCCCCGGTTCCAGAAATCCAGGCGCCGGGCGGGAACATCCCCACCCGCCCGGCGCGGATCACGGCGGCACGGTCCCGCACGCACCAAGCGCGCACCGCCGGATCTGAAGTCCTCATGGGCGCGGCGGCAATCTTGGGAGGAGACCGCCGCGCCCCGGCCGGCAGGCGCCCAGGGAAAGACCCGCCGAACACTCATTCGGCCGCCACCGGCGGCGCCAGCGCAGCCTCGACCTCATCCGAGGTGGCGCCCACCAACAGCCATTCCGGCCGCATCGGCAACTTGCGCGCCTCGCAGTAGCGCCACAGCTGGCCCGCCCGGTTGATCGGGATATACCCGGCGGCCCGGCCCTGCGCCGCCCGGCGCCAGTGATAGGGCGCCTTGGCATCCAGGCCGCAAATGACCGCCAGCACCGGGATACCCCCGATGATGCGTTCGGCCACTTCCAATGGTGTAAATGTCTCACTCATGCACAACACCTAGACCGCAGTTTGAGCGGAGCGCAAGTTTTTTGTGTGCTTCTCACAAGAAATTTGGGTGAGCGGTGCGTACCTAGGGAAAATGGAAGCGGACTGGTTCAGACGACAACTCAAGATTAAGCGCAAGACGGCCGAGGATGTCGCACTGGCAGCCGGGCGGCACCGCTCGAATGTCTCGCACATCCTCGCGGGCAAGCAAGCCATGTCGCTCGACTGGGCGCGCGCCTTTGCCGAAGTGATGGATGCACCGCTGGACGAGGTAATGAGCCACGCCGGCATGCTCGACCAGCCCACGGCCCGCGCGGTCGCGCATGGGTTTTCGGACGGCGACGCCGCACCCTTTGTCGGACAGGGCGGAAAAGCCCAGAAAACACAAAGCATTGCCGAGATCATGGGCGGCGGGAAACCCGGCGTTGACGTCTGGACCGTGCGCACCAACGCGCTGTGCCTGGCAGGCTACCTGCCCGGAGACGCGATCCTGGTGGACACCAACGCCGCCGAGCGTGCGCGCTCTGGAGATACCGTCATCGCACAGCACTATGACGCCCAGAGCGGCACGGCAAAAACACTGCTGCGCCGCTTCGAAACGCCTGTCCTGGTGGCCGCATCACCGGAACAGGAACACCAGCGCGTCCTGTTCGTGGACGGCCAAAACGTTGTTGTGCGAGGCGTAATCCTTGCCTCCTGGCGCCAAAGGTCGGATAGGCATACCCAACCATAATTTGAGGGTAACTCAAATTTTGAGTTGACAGTGAGCGATGCGCACCCCTAACTCTTGGGCATCTGACAAGCCCCAGGAGTTGGAATTATGCCTCTCAAACAGGAAGCCCCCGAGGGTTTCGCTCTCACGCACATCGACAATCAGACCCTGCAGATGGTGGCCGAGATCGGCGCCCGCGTGAAAAAGTCCGGCCAGCTGGTCGATAGCGAAGCCGCGCTGATCTACCACACCGCCGGGACCATCGCCGCCGAGCTGCTGCAGCGTCGCAAGAACCTCGAAATCCTGCACGACCTGAGCGATCCCAAGGTGGTCCGCCTGTTCGACCTGCAGGACGACGAGGCAGGCGCATGACCGCGCCTCACGAGCGCAACGGCTGGCGACTAGTTACAGCCGGAAACCTGGTCCCGCTCTGGTCCGATTGCGGGAAAATCTCCTTGGAGAACGGCACCGAGTGGACCATCGGCCGCAGTGAAGTTTCGCTGCATGTGATCTTGTTCACAGACCTGCCGCACCCGGACGACCCGACCGAAACTTGCATCTATATGCGAAATTGCGAGCAGGACATAGCCGCGCTTGCGGAAGGCTTGACAGGGAGCGCTCCAGCATGACCGCGCCTCACCCCGCCCCGGCCATCGCGCAGCTGCTGGCGCTCTACAACACCGCCGGCCGCGTGCCAGTCATGGCCCTGCCGCGCGCGAACAAGCTGCCGGTCCTGCCCAAGGACGAACAGGCCGTGCGCGGCGTCATGTACGCGCTCGACACGATGCAGACCTGGTGCGCCCAGCTGCTGGCCACCGCGCACCACGCCTCGAACGATCCCGAGGATGCCAAGCTGCTGACGCCGCGCACGATCCTGACGGAACGACTGCAGTTCACGGCCGACCTCGCCAAGGCGCAGCAGCTCGGGTTCTACGGCTGACGCTTTCCCACGGGGCGGCCCGCGCGGACCCCCAATTCAATCCACCGCGTGCCCGAACCACTCACGGACCCCGCGCAGGCCGCGCGCGGGGCAAACCAAGAAACGAGGGCAGACAATGCAGGCTCACCCCATCTTTTTTATCGCGCTGGCCGCTGCACTGGCCGGCGCTTTCGCCTTCGGGCTGCGCGCCCTGGTGGCGCGGCTGCGGGACGATCCGCAGCCCGAGACACAGGACGATTTTGCCGCCGCCCTGCGGCGCGGCCGCGTGCGGATGGAGCGGATGCATGACTGAGCAAACCGCCACCCGCCCCCGCGAATTCATCACGGCCTCGACCGTGGCCCAGCTGATCGGCCTGCCCCGTGGCGCGGCCTTCCTGCGCCAGCGCGACCGCCTGGAAAAGGACGAGGGCTTTCCCGCCCCGCTGCCCACCAGCCGCCGCCCGATGATGTGGCGCCGCTCTGCCGTCGAGGCCTGGCTTGACCAGCTGGACAGCCCGGCAGGCCCGCCGCCCGGCGGCGGCAATGTCGTCTACCTGATGCGCGAAGCGCGCCGCTAACCCTCACTGCCCGAAAGGACCAACATGCAAGACCTGACCTGCGCCCCCTTGGGCGCCCCGCTGACCACCGATGAATTCACCTCTGCCCTGGTCCACCGGGTCGAGGACAACGACCTGCCCGAGGCCGAGGCCATGACCGCCCTGCGCGAATGGGTCTACGGCGCCTGGGACAGCGCCCTGGAAATCTCCGGCATGGCGCCCGAAGGCACGCCGCCCGCCGCCCCGCTGTTCCAGACCAGCCGCACCGCAAGCGGGGTGACGTACCTCTCGGCAGCATCGCAAGACGATGCGCCTGCCGGAGGTCACCCCGCAAGTGGGGTGACGTCATGACCGAGGGCGCGGATCAACTCTGGTACGCCCGCGCGGTCCTGGCCGACATTGCCGCCCATGACGACGCCGTGGTGATCGAGGCCTGCCGCCTGGTCGAGACGCAGGGCACCGACACCGAACAGTCCGAGGCCGCGCAGCTGCGGAAACGGCTGGAGGGGGCAACCACATGACCACAGCAACCGACACCCTCGCCGTCGATCACCTGGGGAATGGCTGGTACGTTGTGGACGCCAGCGGCGATCCCGTCACCGGGCGCTACAGTTTCAGGGCAGAGGCGGAAATCCGGCTGGACAAGATCCGCCGCCGCGCCGCCTCCAAGGTGCGGCCCTGCCTCAGCTGCGGCACGCGCTTCGCCTCCGAAGGCCCGCACAACCGTCTCTGCACGCCCTGCCGGCGCGCCGATCTTTCGCCGTGGGCGCCGTGATGGACATGGACGGTCGATATTTTGCGGACCGGCGCCAGGTCCGCCGCCGCCCGAAGCAAACGGAACGCGGGATCACTATGGGTTTCGTGGTCTGCGAGGTCTGCGACTGGCTGAACGACGAAGCCGCCGAAGAAATCGCAGAGGCCTTGAACATGCACATGGATGCCCATCCCGAGAAGCATTGACCCCTGCGGCATCACCTGGCGCCGCAGGGCGACCGCAAGCCAAGCGGAATAATCGTGCAAAAACCACAAGTGAAAGCTGACATGACCAAAGCCCCTTTCGACAAGCTCCCGCGCGGGCTGGGCCTGCGCCAGCGCAAGCGCAGTGATGGCAGCTGGCGGGTCTGGTGGGAACCGACCGGCGCCGAGCGGGCAGAGGGCGCGGCCCCGGCCGAGCTGGACGCCGCCCGCCCCACCTGGTCCCTGCGTGAGGCAAAGCGGCTCAAGGCCGAGGCGACCGGCCAGGCCCAGCCCGCCCCGGTCAGCTCCGGCGGCCGCACCATCGCCGCCCTGGTCGAAACCTACAAACGCGCGCCCCGGTTCGGGAAACTGGCCGATGCCACCCGCACCGGCTACGAGGCCGACTTTCGCGTGATCGTGGAAAAGTGGGGCACCCAGCCCGTCGCCAGTTTCACCAAGCCCGTGATCTATACCTGGTGGGAAACCCTGCACGGCCGCAGCCCGACCTATGCCGGCAAGCTGATCCGCAGCTTTTCCGTCCTGTTCACCCATGCCGAACGCCTGGGCTGGCGCCCCGAGAATTCCAACCCCTGCCGTGGGCTGGGGATGCCCGGCGCCACCCGCCGCAAGCGGCACGCCAGCTGGGCGGAAATCGACGCCCTGCTGACCACGGCCGAGCGGCTGGACATGCACAACATGGCCTGCGGCATCGCCCTGGCCCTGTTCACCGGCCAGCGGCAAAGCGACGTGGCGGGCGCGCGGATCGCGGACATGCACCGCTCGAACACGCTGCAGCTCGACGGCTCCCCCGTCACGGTCTGGCACCTGCGCCGGTCCAAGCGCGGCAACCTGGGCAGCGTGCCGCTGCACCCCGAGGCCGCCGCCCGCGTGCAGGCGCTGATCGACGCCGCCCCCGAGGACGAAGAGCAGCTGCTGAGGGACGAGGCCACGGGCCAGCCCTACAGCCTCGACCTGTTCCGCAAACGCTGGGCCTCGATCCGCGCGGCGGCCTCGAAGAGCTGCCCGTCGCTGCTGCGCCCGGCCCTGCAGTTCCGCGACCTGCGCCGCACCTTCGGCGTGCTGGCCCGCGCCGCCGGTGCCCTGCGCGAGGACGTGGCGGACGTGCTGGGCAACTCGGCCGACACCAACGCCGGCCTGGGCGAGGTCTACATGCCCAGCCAATTCGACACCGCCCTGCGCGCCGTCCAGGCCATCAAGCGCCCGGACACCGAGGGCCGAAAGAAAAGCAGCTAGGAGAGACAGATGAAGAAAATCTCATTGATTCCGGGGAGCGACCAAACCAAACCGGCCGCCTTTTCGCGCAAAAAGATGGACGAGGCCAGTATCGACAGCATGAAACTTTCCAGTCTTCTGGCGGAAAACCTGGGCCATTTCGCCACGCTACTGGAGGACGGCGCCGGTTTTGCCGTCTACGTCCGCGACGGTGAGGCAACGGTGACAGGGATCAAGGCGCCCCTACATGAATGACCAACAGCGCGCATGGCTGGAGGCCAACCCGGACTATGAACCTGTCGGCCCGCCTCGCCCAGGCGTGAAATTCCACGACTGCGGCACGCTCTACGCAGACGGATCGTTCGACCCTATGGCGCCAATGAAGCCGATCCGGCTGGCGCCCGGGTGCATCGCTGTCGGCAAGAAAGCTCAACCATCCAACCCAAAGGAGACTGACATGGGTAAAGACGAAACCGCCATTGAGGCTGAAATCCAGGACAAGGGCCTGACCGCGCCCCGGATCAAACCGGACGATCTTGAGGCCGAAATCGTGGACGAGGAATATCACGTTTTCCCGCGCACTCAGCTGACGATCTGCGCGCTGACTTTGAAAAACGGTTTCACCGTCACAGGCGAAAGCGCCTGCGCCTCGCCCGAGAATTTCGATGCGGAAATCGGCCGCAAGGTCGCGCGCTCGAACGCCCGCGAAAAGCTCTGGCCGCTCCTTGGCTTCCGCCTGCGCGACCAACTCAGCGCCTGA